CTACAGATCATACTTCCAATATATCCTCGTCGTATCCTCCTGAATTTCCACGCGCTTGATAAGCATCATGGCTATTTCATGCTTTTGCGGGATGGTCATGCCAGGCCAAAGGTTGATTATGTCATGGAACTGCTTTATATCATCCTGCTGCTTAGTGGCGTTCTTATGCTGCTGAAGCTCGGCGGCCAAGATGTCGCGCTGCTTTTGCAGCTCGCTTATCCTCCCGTTTATGTACTTCATGGTCAGCTCCGTACCATCGGCAAGGGCGGTTATAAGGTTGGATATCTGGTCATCCAGTTTTGCTATGGCGATTTTATAGTTGTGCGCCTTGGTGTCCTCCTCTTTGCGCTTCTGAACCACCAGCTCCTGATGCCGCGCTACATGGGCGAATATCTCCTGCTCAACTGCTTCCTCTATTTCATGCATGCCGATTGACGGCGAATCGCTGCACAGCCCGGTGTTCATTGCGCCTGAGCATCTGAACGTAGCCGTTTCTTTATACGTCATGACCTTCATTGCCTTGCCGCAGCAGCCGCATTTTAAGAGACCCGTCAGCCAAGAATGCTTGCCGCGGCCGGTGTTATTTATCTGCGTATTGTCGGCAAGCTTGTACTGGCAGGCAAGGAATGTCTTTGCATCAATAATGCCTTCATGCAGACCTATGGACAACGTTAGCCCCGAAAGCTGAGCGAACTTGTTCTTCGCCCTGTCCCATTGACCGTATGTTACGCAGCCGTATTGCCCGCGGAAGTCGTCTATATCATTGGTTATCTCCATGCCCTTGGCGCGGTAGTACTTGTATACCTCGGCATCGGCCTTGACGTAGATCGGGTTGCACAGCAGCTTACTCAGCTTGCAGGAGTCCCATGCTGCGCCGTTTGCGGACTTTATGCCCTGCTGGTTGAGCGTGCGGGCAAGGTAGCCTAACGATGTGGACGTATAGGCGTACTGCTCGAATAATTTCTTTACCATCAGCGAATACGCCTTGTCAGGTTTAAGCGTGCTTACGGCTTTGCCCTGAACCATCACCTTTGTTTTTGCGTATCCGTATGGGGCCTTGGCGTCGTATGCCCCGCGGGAGGAGCGCATGCGGAAGTTGTCCTGCACGCGCACTTGAATGGTTTCGCGCTCAAGCTGGGCAAAAACCATTATTATATTGAGCATGGCTTTGCCTATGGGCGTGGACGTATCGAACTTCTCCCTTGTGGACGAGAACTCCACGTTGTGCTTACTCAATGCGTCCATCAGTTCGCCAAAGTCGAGCGTGGAGCGACTGAGTCTATCCAGCTTATAGACTATTATCTTGCTTATAACGCCGTTCTCCACGTCCTGCATCATTGCCTTGAACTGCGGGCGGTTCGTATTCTTGCCGCTGTAACCTCTGTCTACATATTCTTTATATGGCTCGTCCCCTATCTCCTTCTTACATAGTTCTATCTGTGTTTCGATTGATATGCTGTCCTTTTTATCCAAGGACTGCCTGGCGTATATTGCTATCACCTATTATCGTTCTCCTTTTGTGCGCCTTATGACGCGCTCGGTAGGCACGGCCAATATCTCGTTAGTCGCAAGCGCCGCCGGCATGCTGCTAAGATATGTGCTTGCCATCTCGGCCAGTCCTATAAGGTCTTCGTTGGTGGTTGTGGTGGGATATATGTTCTTAACGTGCATTTAACTCGCTCCTGTTCATTGATTATGTTTGATGATATGAATAAAGACTGATAGATATGCTAATAACTTAGCTGATTCGTTGCTTGTTCCGTGAAACCTCTTATATTCGATTATGATGTTCATTTTGCCTTCTTAAATATGAAATGATGATTTAGATTTGCAGGTCAACGGATCCTTTGGGCTTCGCCCCATGTTCCGCTATCCGCTAACCGTAGCCTTGTTGTCGATTATATGCTCGCATATGCCCGCGTCCTCCTTCGTTCGTTTGTCAATGCCGATTATAGCACAAAAGAACCCGCTTGTATCAAAATACGGTCATGTTGCAAATTTCAAATAAAAAAGGGGCGGTAACCCATTGAAAACATATCGCACATTTCTTAAAATGGCGCATTCGTGTTATTTAGTGTAAATATGTAACAAGAGTTCATTGATTTTTACGCGAATATTCGTTATACTGTACTTAGTACCTTTAAGGAGGTCTGATTATGTACAGGAAAATTATGATTTTTTTGGAAGCTTGGAAAAATAGCGTTCACCGCAAGCCCCTTATTTTACAGGGCGCAAGACAGGTCGGAAAGACCTATTCCATTCTGGAGTTCGGGCGCACCCACTATGAAAATGTGGCATACTTCAACTTTGAAACCAATCCAAAGCTGAACGAAACCTTTGAGGAAAACATCAGCCCCGATTATCTGATACCGATTTTGTCCCATATCGCAGGTCAGACTATCGTAAAGGAAAAAACGCTGATAGTCTTTGATGAGGTGCAGCTCTGCGAAAGGGCGTTGACTTCACTCAAATACTTTTGCGAGGACGCTCCAGATTACCACATCATCGTCGCAGGCAGCTTGCTCGGCGTTGCAGTCAACAGAGCGAAATTCTCTTTCCCCGTAGGAAAGGTCGATATGAAAACGCTTTATCCTATGGATATGGAGGAATTTATGTTGGCGCTCGGTGAGGACGATTTGGTAGAGCAGATTAAAAAGTGCTTCCAAACCGATACGCTGCTGCCGTCTGCCTTGCACGATGCCGCAATGCAGCTTTACCGTCAGTATCTTGTGGTCGGCGGTATGCCAGAGTGCGTGATGCAATTTGCCGAAACCAAGGATTATATCCTTGTCCGCCATACGCAGGATACAATACTTGCAAGCTATCTCAATGATATAGGCAAGTATAATACTCCGAATAAAATCAAGAAAATCATGCTTGTTTATGATAGTATTACCGTTCAGCTTTCCAGGAAGAATACCCGTTTCAAATATAAGCTGATTAAGAGAGGCGGACGGGCTTCCGAATTTGAAAATGCGATTGAATGGCTTTGCTTGTCTGGTATCGTGTCACAGGTCTACAAGGTGGAGCAAATCAAAAAGCCGCTTGAAAACTACCGTGATATTGATGCGTTCAAGATTTATGTGTCCGACTTAGGGCTGCTTTGCGCCAAGAAGGATTTAGCCGCCAATGATATTCTCTATATGGTCGAGGAAATCAACGACTTCAAGGGCGGTATGGCGGAGAACTATGTCAATGTGCAGCTCTCCATTAACGGCTACCACACCTACTATTGGGAGTCCGAGCGTGGGGCTGAAATTGATTTTATCATTCAGCGTGACGGGCAGCTCATTCCCATTGAGGTCAAGTCTGCTGACAACACCAGAGCCAAGAGCTTAAAAGTCTATATGGACACCTACAAGCCCGCTTATGCTATCAAGCTCTCTGCAAAAAACTTCGGCTTTGAGGACAATAAAAAAATCGTTCCTCTCTATGCCGCATTTTGTATTTGAAACAATAAAGTGGCAAGTGTGAAACTTTCACACTTGATCCAGCCTATCATCTTTAAACATATGTTTTGGCAGTTGTGAAACTTTCACAACTGCCTACTTTCAATAGCAGTTCGCAAATCAGCGAAAGGAAGCCACTTCCCTACCGTTTTACCACATATACCCGCAATGGTTACACTTGAAGCTCTTGCCTATCTTGCCTGATGCCAACCCCAAGAAGGACACGGATATTGCCCGGTCGAGCGCGTCTATCTTCTTCAGGTCGGTGCTGCCGCAGGTGGGACAGCACGGAGCGTTGGCGGCGCGTTCAGCAAGAATCTCTCTTCCTTTAGCCATCTGTTCGTCCCACTTTTTCTTTGCTATTGCATCGGCACGCCTTGTTTCTTCTCTTTGTTTTTCTACTCTGAATTGGTACGCCTTATTATCAAATTCAGGATTGTCTTTTACAAGATTTTGGAAGATATCTTCAGCGATTGGTTCTATTTCCCAGCGGAATTTGCCCCGCATCTCTTTTAATAAATGGTTTGAATCGCTAAGTTCACGTCCGCAAAATGGGCAAACGGTTTTTGTGTGCTCCCCGTCAACATATCCGCACACAGGACAATACATAATGTATACCTTTTTGAACATAGTTTATCCTCCTTTTAGAAGATTATACCATAATATTGGATAATATAAATCATTTAGCCGTGTTTTATATTGGCCGGTAGCTGCTGCCAAAACGGGACTGCTTCTAAACAACGAGGAAGGCGTAATACGAACTTTCTTTTCAAAGACAGATATTAAGCAGTTAACGAAGTATAATCAATATGTAGAACAGGTAGAGAAGGGTGTTGAAGGGGCTCAGCAGAAGCTTACTGAGTTTGGTTCCTCTATGACCAGCACTGCACAAGCTGCCGCAAAAGCAGCCAACGGCGGCGTAGTCGCCCTTGACAAGCTCAACAAAAGCTTTAACTGGGCGGCGCTGGGTGCAAAAGCATTGAACGCTGCTGTGAATTTCGGCCTGTCTGTTCTTCTGTCTGCTGCTGTTAGTTGGATAGATGCGTTCAACCATCGTGTTGAAAGGGCACAGCAGGCTACAGCGGTATACAAAAATCAGTTGTGACTTTGTCACAACTGATCCGGCAACTCAATATCCAAACCTGAAAGAATCCCTTGCACCGCAGGACATCAGGTAGCGGCGAATCTCCTTCACGGCTGCCTTGTGATGAACGAACGGCGTGCCGTCAAGCCCTGTAAGCTTGCTTGATATAGGCACAAACATAATGCTGATGGGTGTTACGCGGTTCACGCCGGCAATGCAGTTCACGTCGCTTCCGTGCTCTACACAGTAGACCACCATGTCCATCTGCTCATGGAAGGTTGAAATGTGCAGCGCGGTAACGCCATTTTTGCCGCGGTAATGCATAAACTCGCGAATGGCTGCCGTAACAGCCTGATTGCCGTTCTGACGCTGCTCAAGCTGCTGAAGCTTGCGCAGGCTTTCGAGCAGGCTGCGGTTGTGGTCAAGCTGCAGGTCTATCTTGGCCTTTGTGATGTATATGCGGTAATCATCATAGCCGCTCATGATTGCCGCAACCAGCATTTCGTTTGCCTTGCTGTATTGACCTATGGAAACGGCGTACTCAGCGGAGGCGATTATGTTCTCTATTTCCGTTTTTGCCGTTATCTGAATGCCGCCTATGTTTATGTTGGTCTCCATCTGCTCGGACGCAATTACGTTCTTCGCGCCGCAGTACTGGCAAAAAATGTAGGCACGGTTGGCCTCCACGTTAAGCATCGCTCCGCAGCTTTGACAATATAGGACTCTCGCTTCGCTCATACTTGCCCCTTCAACTACTGTTTTTATTACCGGAATTTTAGCACAAAAGGCCTTTATTCGCAACCGTGCTGCACAGAGTATAAAGCAGAACAGTTGTGACTTTGTCCCAACTGATTTTACATTTACCCAGTATGTTTACGAAAGTTGGGACTTTGTCCCAACTTTTAATGAACGACGGCGGATCAAGTGTGACATTGTCACACTTGATTTTATATCTGCCCAGTATGCTTGATTTTGCCAGTTGTGACAATGTCACAACTGCCACCTTCGCCTGCTGCATTTCAACTCGGTTATATCATAACTTTACCGTTATCTTTGCACCCTTTACCATTGGCCATCCAATCATCAGTACAAGACTTGACAGGAGTATTCCAAGCACCAGACAACGCACTCCAGCATTATAATCTTCATACCTGTGCGCACGATTATTGATAGCTTCTATTACAGAAGGTGTTATCTGGCTATACTCTGACCTAAGTTCATTCTTAACTATTGTCATTTTGACTATGCCCACGACTATCAGGCTCAAGCAGAGCGTCAAGACAATAGCGAATATTATTTTGTTCTTATCCGCCGCCTTCTTCGAGGCCACCTGCGCTTCATGGATTATCTTCTTAGTTCTCTCTATCCGCGCCAAAATGATTTCCGGTTTGTGTATGCGCAGCCACTCGTTTGCATCCGCACCATACGATCTGTTGTACTGCAAAAAGCAATTATAAGTATGCCGATTAAACGAGCCCCACGCATCCATGGGTTTACAGCCGTTTTCCAGCATACATTGCGCGGCCAAGGCATCAAAGTAAGCCCCTCTTGCGCTGTTGTTTTCCTCGAAGAATCCTTCCAGCCCTTCCGGTATGAAATCGCGCTTGCCGGTTTCCCACAGGCTGCGAATGTCGTGCTGCAACATGCGCTCCACTTCCGGATTGGTGGGCCAGAATACGCCCTCGTCATCCATGCGGTTGGCGTTGCGGTATATGTTGGCGTTCGTCTTGATGCTGTCCGCCGCAAAGTACGCGCCGCTTGCCAATAAAGTTGCCAATGCTCCTGCTATCATCGTATTCCCTCCTAACTTAACAAGATTTCGCGTTTGACCGCATTCTGAATAGCTTCTTGTTGCTCTGTTCTGGGTGTAAATTCGCTGGTTGTCGGGCGAAAAGTCTCCACGTCAAACAGAATACAGTCCCATGTTTCCACTTGATATTTCACCTTCGGCGGACGCACCAGCACATAGTACGGTTTGAACGGGCCATTGCCGAACATATCCGTGGCCAGCATCATCGCCCTGTTTATTACCCGCATGAGCGCCTTGTCCTCCCCAAAATACTTCAGCATCTCCGGATCGAAGTAGTGCCCGTCAGGGTTGTGACGATAATACTCAGCTATAAACGACTCTAATGAATCAAACGGCACATCCGTCATAGAATTTCCTCCAACAGGCTTACGGCCTCATTCAGTGAGCTTATGCCATCATCTATATTAGATACAGCATCCTCCATGGTGTCCACAGCCGTTTCCATATTCTCATATATTTCCGTTCCCTGTAGATTCTCAGGATAGTTGCACATAGAATCTTCTTCTTCGTCCTTAACTTGATTTACTATATCCAGCGCTGTTTCTATAATCTCAATAGCCCTGCGCAATTCTTTCCTACGTTTGTTATTCATAGCCGTTTCCTCCCTTATATTCCATTGTGCATATACATTTAGTTTGCTTTACCATATTACGCGGAATATATCAACCACTTTTCCAAAATTGTTTTCTTGCGCCACACACCGCGCCTATCTCCCTTAGATGGGTCGAACCCTACTATCTGCAAGTTTGTTTGCTTGCCTACCGATGCTGTGCCTTTCATTCCATCCCACTGCACCATAAGCTCTCCACTGCCTCATACGTGCCCAACAACAGTTCCAACACGTACTCCACAATCTGTTGATACCACTCGCGTCCCACAGCGCATAGCGTTCCTCCTCAGTTAATATACACGGTATAGACCGCCAAACCTTTCCGCTATAACTACATCACCAAATTCCGAATCCTGCGGCGCATCTATGTTGTTCACAAAAGCGAACGCATAATAGCCTTCGTTCTCGCACTTATCCAGCGCGTCGGCACACTCAGATGTCGCCAGTAGATACGTATCCATGTTCAACTCGCTGCCATCGCACATTTTATATTTGCCGTGTATGACGTGCCAAATAACCGCATCGCTATGCAGTTTATTTTCAATTTCAGAAATGGTCTGCCGCATCTGTGGGGTTAGACTATATATAAACCCGTTGATAGAGAAAAACACAATATCGTCTGTCTCAAACGCTTTGATAGCATCATCAAATATCCCTAAATCCTTCATGTAGCCAATCGCCTTTTCTTTGTTCGTCATCAAACTACTCCTCCCCTAATTCATCTCTGATGGCTTGTGCAAAAGCCCAATCATAGTCCTTTGCCGACAGGTTGCATATCTCTTTGATTTCCTCTGCCTCGATACCTATGTAGCAAAGCGTTATGGCCTCGTTGCTATGCCCCAATTCCTTACAGAGCATCGACAGCGCCCTATACCCACGTTCTTGACTTAGATGCTGTGCCTGCGTGTAGAAGCGGTAGGCGTATGTCTTGCGCATAGTGTGACTGCCATACAGCAGCGGATTCCACCCCAGCCGCACCGCTGCCGGAACAATAATGTCGTCGTTGAGCGTTTTGCGGGTCAGGCATCCGCCCTTCTGCGAACCAAACAGGAAATCCTCGCTTGCCAGATGCATATCATCCGTGTACTGGGCGACCATCGCCGCCACCTCGTCGCTTATCTTCAGTTCCCTGCCCTTGTCTGTTTTCTGCTCGATGACGTACACCGTATCCTTGGGGCTGCTGTCCTTGCCAATGAACTGCCCGGCCTTGAGCTGCACCAAATCCCCGCCGCGCAAGCCAACGTTACACCCAAGCCGGAACAGAACCAGATTCCTGTACGCGAGACGCCTGCGCTTGGTGTCCTGCAAAGCGTGTTCCATAGCAGTTATTTCAGCCATTGTTTTGAGCGGAACCTTTGTGTGCTTAATCAGCGGCGCGTACTGTTGCTTGGTGCTGCGCAACTGCGGCCTTAACGCTTTGCCGCAATGTGAGCAGAAATTCGCCGTGCCTTCGTTTTCCTCTCCGCACTTAGTGCAGATGAGTATGTACGGCGTTTCCATCACTCGCGGCTTGAATTGTAGTAAGTTACTCGGCATTCTTTAACACCCCTTGCCGTCTTAATGAGTGGTCTACCTCAGTCCAAAAGTCGAATCCCGAATCCAAAGTAGATTCACATGCTTTAATGACATCCTCGTCTATTTGCTCCATTATGCCGTACAGTTGGTCTTCCTCATCTATCTCCATGCGGCCAGTACCTTCAAGGAAACCAAGATAATTTGCCACGCTTATGAGCGAATAAGTGTCCATATGATATTTCATTTATGCCCTCCATGCTACCGCTAATTCTTTTGCTTGTTCTCGCTTGTTTGCCGCCAGCAGCGACACCATTATGCTCATCATCTGTTCAGGCGTTAATTCGTACAACTCCTGCTTGTCCTCCACCATTCTGCGAATGTACTCACTGGAACCGTAATCGTATTCCCTCGGCGCGGCATTACGCATCATAAAGAAACTTTCGCGCAGGGTGTTTTCGTCATATATACTGCCCGTGGCAGAGCTGATGTACAGTTTCATCTTGTCTCCTCCAATGTGCCGTTCTTGCTTGTGCAGTTCTGTATGTACTGCTCAAAGGTGTACGCATATTCTTCTGGCTGTTCCCGCTTGAGCTGCTCAAACTCCTGCCGCAGTTCCTTTTCGGTCACAAACCGCATTGCCTCTGTATCAATGAAAATATTCATCTGCTATCTCCTTGAACCCCGCCATAACAAAGTCGTCGTATGTCAGCCCGAATCCGTTCTCATCCGTCAGCGTATCCATGATGTCGCTGTCATTCCAGAGCCAGTCCCTGCCTACGCTTATGGCGGAATCTATGAGCAGCTTTAAGGCGGATATGTATTCGTTATCGGTCATTTAGTGTTCCTCCCTCCATTTCTCGGCAATTTTAGCCGCCTCGTCGTAGGAATCGGCTTCGCCTATCAAGTTACTGCCATTAAGTATATAACACATCAAATAGCACTGTGCCATGGTGCGATAATTAGACGCAGCCCTTAACTCGCTCATTGTGTAGCCATATATGTTAACAGCGAACTCTATGTCACTATAACAGACACGGCGGAGCACTACCGCCTTGTGGTATATATAGTATTTAGATGGATTGTTGGTGGAAAGAGCTTGAATCATTTCATATTCTATTTTATCCCGGTCATTGCAGCGCATCCACTGGCCATCATCAGTTTCAATCCAGCCTTTACACTCTATATTCATTGGGTATCCTCCACTATTTCAACTATATTCAGCAATTTGCCCGGTTCTATACTGAAGCACCGCGATATCTGAGCTTTATAAGCTATGTTGTCATCATCCCCGTCCCAGTCCTCATCAATATCACTGGTGTCCTCACCTATTCGTTTGAAGCTATATTCAGCCAGATTGCGATAAAAGGCGGTAATGAACTGTATCTCTTCGTAATCGTCGTACCACTTAACCCACTCCCAATAAAAGGTGACATATTCATCTTGGTCTACAACGTGCGCTATACACATAAATGGCCGCACCGCATTACTTTCTTTTGCCTGCTTTATTAGTTCCAGAGCATCCTCCTTGCGCAATGTTAGCGCCACATCACTACGATACCCCATTATTCTTCCTCCTCTATTTCTTCAAACATGTCGTATATATATGCTCTGTGGTGATGATGTCTCTTGTGCCATCATCACCCCATATTTCCATCCAATCATATGGTTCACCACTGGCATCTCTCAAGTCATCGCTTCGCAGCAAGTCCCGGCAAAACAGTGCCTCTGCCTGTACCTCCTGAAGCGTCCCGGATTGCCATTCATCATATCTGTCTTGGTCTTTGTTGTATGCCATTAAGTGAAACATTGCTTTCTTCCTCCTCAGTTCGATAAGAACGTCAATATCACGATAACGATAATCCATGCTATCAGTCGTTTGGGATAGAATTCAAAATACATAGTTATACCTCCTCAGATGCCACCAGAGCCCCAAATAGCCCTTCTGCGGTGTTTTTATTGTTTTGTAGATAATTTGGTCATGTAAAATACGAAATCGCTCAAAAAACGAGATTTAATATCAAATACAGAAGCCAAGTGCCACGCCAATCGAGTCAGCGGCAGCGTCACTGCTCGCGCTCCCAGATGCGTAGATTGCACAAAAGCCGCCAGAGGAGCTGACATACGCGGAACGCAGCCAAGCCGAACAAGCGGAGCCGTCCTCGTCATTTACGATTCTATCCTTGCTCGTTGCGAATGCCTCATACCGCTCACCATCTTCAGCAGGCGAATAAATGGCACTGCCAAACATTTCGCTTTCAGAAAACACCCATAGTTTGCGATACATAACTTTAATACTACCATTATGCATTACATATTCTTTCGACACTTTACGCACATAAGGTAATATTGATTCAGGAATCCAACTTTGGGGCGATTCTATAAGAGATTTATCCAGTTCAGAGGCGGCAAATCCATCAGGACAAGAACTGGGGTTCATGCGACTCTTTTTTAAGTGGTCTACCTGCCTCAGCGTGATAGTGTTATAACGTCCAGTTAGAGCGTCTATATCATGCCCAACACCCACAATCTCAAACGTAATACCATCTACTACAATGGTGTCGTGTACATTATAGTAATCTGCCGCTTCTCCTGCCTTAGAAATACGGGACATCTTTGCTATTTCACTTTCAACAGGCGTTATGCCAAGTTGCCGCATCTGCTCATTAGTCAATTCCACTTTCTTACCATTGATGCAAAGATAATTTTCAAACATAGTTCTGTTCCTTTCTGATTCAGTATTCGCCCGGCCAAAGCTCGCGTATCATACGCTGTTATTTACGACTTCTCCTTAATGTCAGGCACGTATAACGGTTTGCCGCATGGGGCGATTTCAATACACTGACACACGTCTGACAACTCATTTATATCACTGTAGTCGCCATTCCAATCAATTTCGATGTCCCCGTAATCTTCACCAACACGCTTAAAACTATACTCGTCTACACTATGATAAAAGCCAGTGATGAACTGCACCGAAGAAAATGTGTCATACCACTTTACCCAATTCCAATAAAAGGTAACGTATTGATCTTGGTCGATAATACTATCCGCTGCCGCTATCAATGATTGTGCATCGCTTTCTTCTCCTTGTGCTTTCCTTATCAATTCCAAAGCGTCCGCTTTTTTAAGTGTTAATGAAACTTCACTATAATAACCCATAATTTAATCCTCCTCCCAGTGTGTCAACGACACCAATTCATCAAAATTCAAGTATTCCAATTCGGCAGCCGCCAAATCGCCAAGCGAATCGTATGTCCGCGTCCGAAACAGTTCGCCACTTAAATAGCATTTCATTTCGTAATGCACGAGGTCAACAACAATCTGAATAGGGATTTCTTCGTCAGAAGTGTAGGTGTAAGCAATACTGATGTGTGCCAAATCACTGAAATCACCCTCGCAGTTATATTCTTTTAGACAAAAATCAGTGATGAGCTTCTTGGCGTGCTCGAGAATATATCTGTCTACGCCTTGATTTATCTCATTCATATACTGCTGCGCTATGTTTTGATAACCTGCGTCCGCAATCTGATTGCACTGTACTCCAAACGTGCCACACAATGCTTCTACAATGTCGGTATTGCTCCAATCGTTTTCTCTACAATAAGTGACCGCCGCCTTTATAAACCGTGTAGTGTTATTGTCATATCTGTCCATTGGCGCTTAATCCTCCCATTTATCGTTCCTCATCAAACTAACTCTTATAAACGCGCCCTCCTTCTTTTGAGGGTTCCAAGTCAGTCTCCAATACTGAATGCCTCGGGGTCTACTGTCTACGGTACCATTTTCTATTTCGCATTCAATTACGCCGCTCTCGTGAAACGTTATCAGTTTGTCATACTCATCGTTCTCACGCACAGCATTATCATAGTTACACAATGCATAGTAAACATTACTTGCATAGTTCTCGCATAATCGCCCTGCAATCTGCACCATCCGTGACATGATACTTGATATATTGCCGTTTACGCTTTTAGTTGTGTACCTATTGTTCAGACCGTAGGGGTATATTGTATATGCCATTTAAGCCTCCTTATATTTCGGCACCTGCCGCATCCCATCGTATTCCCACAGCACCACGTCCTCTGGGTCAACACCCTCAGCTTCCGCTATTTCCTTGCGTGTATTGTCATAAACGTAGAAGCTATATCCCTGCACATCCTCAGCGCACTCCGGTACAGTATCCTCGTCATGCACTATCCATTCCTCACCGGTGTTGAAGAACTCCGTTTCGAGGCGGCGAACCGCTTCGTCATCGTACAGGTCGGTCGGATAGATGAAGTAAATCCAATCGCTTTGGCAAGAGCCGCGCAGGGTTTTATAATCGTATTCCTTGCCCAGCATCAGTGTCAGGCCCATACAGATTCCCCACTGTGCATTGCGGCCATAGTTTGGGTTGTACATCTGAGATGCGAATTTCCACGTCTCGATCTCCTCATCAGTGTAGGAGTCTCTACCTACAGGTGGCACATAATCCAAAAGCATTTCCTGTTCGGTGCTGTATGGGCAGGCAGCGCCAACATCTTCCCAATCCATTTCCTCAAGCGCTTTTACCACCTGCTCGAATTCATCAAAAACGTATCTTCCGTATGACCTGTTGCCGTACAGTGCGGCCTTGTCTGTCTTGAGCTGTTCGTCATCCCACGGGCTTTCCTGCCACTCCCACGGCACTTGGCGTGCGTACACTTTACGGGTTGAACTCATGTGTCTATCCTTTCTCTGCCCTTAACCACCTTTATCGGATACTGCGGGCAATTCTCTCGATATTCCTTCTTGCGCTTCTTGATTTCGCTGAGGCTGTCTTCATCAAACTCGTGCTCCCAGCCGTAACCATAATTGACGTAGAAGCGCCATACGTCTCGTGTTTTCCTTTTGTATGCCATTGGTTTCCTCCTTCAATACACAAAGTCCGTCTCGACATAATCCCAGCCGGTGCCCCAATGCGTCACACCCAGCACGCACAGATCAAGCATCTCGCAGTAGAAGATGATTTCGTCCGTGTGTTCCTTCAGCCGTTCTGCCGTGGCGCGGTCAATCAGATAATACTGGTAGATTTCTATTGGTTCCTCATTCTCCCAATCGTCATCCGCGTCCACCTCGTTGCCGTCGGCATCGTAGTAGCGGCACAGCTCGCCGTTCTCAATGTTGTCATACAGGTTTCCATCCACACTCGCAATCTCGTTGCAAAGCAACATATTGCTGTCTGGATAGAATATCTGGCTGTACTCACAACGCACAGTCTTGCCCCTACAAGTCGTGTACGGATCTGCCACCTTTTCAAATTTATATCTATCTTTGAGCCACTCGTTGTGTTCCAGCACCAAGCCGGTATAAAACTCGCCGTTTTCGTTGCGGTATATCTCATCCGCATAGAATTGTTTGTTAGCCATATTATATCACCTCACCTGTATATCTTAACGATTTCCCAATCTGTTAGTGCCGCTGTGGTATCGAGTTCCCTTATGGGCAGCCTCTTAATTACAGCCTTATCGAAGTCGCATTCATAAACATAACGATAAATCTTGGTATCAATTATCCTCTCTTTTTTTATTCGTGTTTCAAATTCCTTGGTCATTGTTACCTTTCCAGCTCTGCCATGCAATCCTCGCACAGCATACCTATTTCCGTGTGTTCCAGCTTATCCTTGCGCTTCATCTCGCCACACCAATAGCAGCGATCGTATTCATCCTCGTAATCCAGCAGTTCCTCAAAGCTGATATCCATGCAATACGGCATCAGCTCGGCCAGCTTTGAATCGTACCTGACTCCGCTCTCCAACTCTGCCCGTTCGCTGGGATAGAGCATGTCATCCTCCCAGTTGTAGCCATACACATTTCCCTTTTTATCCACGTAAAACTCGCCGTAGTCGCTGTATTTGTTGCCGTCAAGGGTTACTGTGCCGCCAAGGTCAAAAATGTCGCACACGCTCTTGGTCGGAGTCCAGTATTTCGGTGTCTTGTAGGACGTATTGCTGAACATCAATCCGGTTTGCTCGTCCGTCACGAAGTCCCCCACGGTGCTGATGTTACCTTCCATGTCGAGGAATGCAAGCCGTGAGCCGCCTATTTCGTTTTCTATCAGCTTGCGGAAATACTTGTCCTGCGGGAAGTGTTTGTTGATACATTTCATGGTGCTGAGCTGGGTCAGTATGTATTCCATCGTGTCGCTTATGCCGCTCCTCGGCTGCACGCCCAGTATGCCGTTGTGCGCCACACCCAGACTGGTTTTGCACATGAGTTTCCGCAGCATACTCAGATTGTCCGTCACAGGGAACGGATGCGTGTTCTCGGGTGATGTGCCGCCGTGTGTGGTTATGCGGAAGTGGAATACCATAGGCGTCTGCACAGTGTCTATTTTGCCCTCTACGCGCTTATATGCCTTATAGAAGTCTTTATATTCCATGAATCCTTTCTCGATGCACACGCCGCCGTTGGCCGTGTACATGAAGCCTGCGCCGTCCGGATTATGGTTCCACATATTCTCGAACATTTCATCACTGGGTGCTGCTATGCCGGCCTTCTTTACTACTATGATGCACATGATTATGCTGCCTCCTGTTGTCTATGGAATGTTGTTCTCTTGGTCAAATAGTCAATAAGGTCTGGGTAATCCACGTCGCGGAATATATCTTCCCATGTGGTTTTATTTATGTCGTTGATGTTTAGTTCCTTAGCGAATCGGCAAAGGGTATCTACGAATTGAAGTGTTGCGTTGAATGTGCTTGCTTTTAGCGTTCCTCGGAACAGTCTGAACTCTATCGTGTTGGCGTTCCTTAGGTTAACGGCGTAATATCGGCCTTTGTTGCGTAGGTCACGCGCTTTGCTGGCAAGTGTGGCATCGTTGTCATCATCCTCCAGCGTGATTTCGTTCTTGCTTGCCCAATGGTTTAGCTGTTCTTCCGTGCGGCGGCTGAACGGTATCATGTGTGATTCCCAGAACCGATTGACCAGCAGCACAGCCTTGGCGATGTTCAAGTCGATTTCAGTTTGAGTATTGCCGAAGAAATCTCTGTTGACGTGCACATGCAGGCCGCACGTTCCGGCGTCGTGTGATGTGAACCCGTACTCACAGCATTTCTTCCGTATCCATTCCCAGTTAAGTTCGTTCATGTGGTAGGCAAGTGTGCAGGGATGGGACACAATTTCCACGCCATCCTCGAGGCTGCCGTCATGCTTGCAGTAGATTTCCGGCACATTGTCCTGCAATTCCTCGGCTAATTTTCCCGGGTCTTTGCCTTTGTCCACTTCCAACTCCACGCCCATATACAGCGGTGTGCCGTGGGTGAAATCCTCTTGCGTGTGGTGGAAGTCGGGGTCTGGCTTGTACGAATAGTCGTGAATAGTTGCGGATTCCGTTTCCTCCGCGCAGGCTTCGCAGTAATTGTAACCGTCGATTGTGTGAACATCATCAGCACGTACCAAGCATTCGCAGTTGTCGCAGGTATTCCAGCCTTCATCATAGCACCAGTCACACACCCATACATCATTATCATCGTTGCGCATATCCCAATTACGGCACCAGTCCCCGCAATCCTCGCATTGATGATAGGGGCCATGCTCGCGGCAGTATTCGCACACCATGCCCTTGTTCGGCACTTCTACGCAGTTAGGTTCCCAGTCACCGCAGTCCGTACACTTGTAATAACCCATTTCTTCGGCGCATTCCTTACTACAAAAGCAGCGGACATCGGTTGTCATTATCCAGTCGTCTGTCCAGTCTCCGCAATCCTCGCATTGTATATAGCCCTGCGCCTTAGCGCATTCCTCATTGCAAAACGTTTCGCCATCCTGCGCCGTTATCATTGCTTCTTCGTCTTCGATTACCGCACCGCAGTTCGCACAAATATACTCTTTCATATTCACTTTCCCTTTCTGTTGTTACATAGCTGAGATGAGCACGAATATTATATACCATGTGACGATTAAAAAGACGATTCCTGCCGTTTGCACCGCGTACCACGCCCCGCTGTACGGGCGGAGTTTATAGCGTTTCATATATCTCTCCTTATAAAAAAAGACGCCATTAAGCGTCCAAGAATTCTAAGTTGTCTACACGAGCCTCTAACTCGTCCAATGTGATTTCCCCTGCCACATATTCGTCCAGCGCATCTTGAAATGGTTTATTTACGCCGTCCGTTGCCGTTAGCAGAATGGCCAAGGCTTTATCAACGCTTTGCTGGCGTTTCAGTTTGGCCTGAAATTCCTCCAGCGTTAAGTCGGGTTCTTCCGTGGTTTCACTCAGTTCCTCCCAGTCATCGGGGTTTCCCTGCCGCCGCAGATACGCATGTCCTCCGTCCACGCTAACCGCGCCGCACTTACACATCTTGAAGTCGTGGGTGTATTCACTTTCGATAATGTCCCCGCACTTCTTGCATTTAATCTTATTGGTCATGATTTTCTGCATGGTTTTCCTCCTACGCCACGGCACAGCCCCGCAATGCCGCGAACAGATCATCCAGTTGCCGCCACAGTCTTTCCCAGTCGGCCACGGCAAGCGGGTTACGTGTTCCGCCCGGCACGTCCGCCCAGTCTTGCGCAAACGTTTCGATTTCCTTGCGCGTATCTGCCACGCGCTGCATGATTTCCCATTTAGACATTGTTGTTATTCCTCCTTTGCCGAACCCTGCGCGGCTTGCGTAGCAACCGTACATTTGCAGTCCTGTTATATTAGGGAAATGGCTGAAAAATGCCCAGCATTCGGCACTTTTCAAGAATTTTGTCACCAAATTGGTGACAGATTTTTGGGTAAACAAAAAAGGCCACGCACGCGGCACGGCCTTTAGGGTTTAGGTTGGATTAGGTGTTTATGATCCGGCAAATGCTTTCGTACTTGCGTTTAATAGCTTGCAACTCTTTCAATTCCTCTTTGGTGCATATGGGTTCGGGTTTTACTACGTTTACGTTTGCCCCTGCAATTTCAATTTCCCCATGGACAATTTTCTTACAGAATTGACTTACGTTTGCACAGCCGAATTGAGTATAAAGTTCCTCCAAGGCCGCGCCTTCTTTGACGGTTAATGAAGCCATTCGTTGCCATTTGTATTTTCCAACATCAGGCCACTTTTTCTCCATATATAAATATCCCCTTTACGTTTTCGTTGGGGATATTATATAGCAACCCTAAAGGCATAGGCAAGCCCGAAGTTTTTACGCGGCCTTTGCGTTTTCCTTTTTGGCCGCACGCTTTGCTGCCTGCCTTGCCTTGCGTTCTTCCCGTATTTCCTCTACTGTCTTAATCTGCGACTTGTTAAACATATCGCATATTGTGCGCTCAAACTGTTTGCGGAAAGTGTTTTCACTCATCGGCAACCACGCATAACGCGGCTCATCTTTCGTGCCTACATTCCTATACGTGCCGCTTACACTTGCAAAGGCCATTATATCAAAGTTAGCCGCTTTATAGTCGGCACAGAACATATCCAGATAGGATTGAAACGCCATATAAAACGCCGTTTCTGCCTGCTCAATGTTTACGCTGCTTTCGCGTGCTGCCTTTACACGATGAGCCACGGCGCACTGCACTTTATAGACAACGTTCTTATAATATGCGAATGCCTCAGCGTTAGAAAATGCGTCAACTTTCAATGCGTTTTTGCTTGCGCTTGCGTTGCCTATTGCTCCCCGCAGTCTTGCAAAGTCGGTTGCGGTTAGGTGCATGGTGTTACCGTTGTGCATGGTGTACTCAAAGTTAGTCAT